TACCGATCTTGCCGCTACGGATGGTCGACTGAGCGTCGCCGGTGAAGTAGGCTTGAGCGATGTTGGATTGCATCAACAGGTGACGGTCGAAGGGGCTGATCACCAACCAGCGACCATCTTCAGGCACGTTCTGCTCGTCCAACACTGTGGACATACGCAGGATCGCCTTCAAGACGTTCTCAGGAGTGGCTTGGTCCACGGGGGCAGTGTCTGTGCCCAAGTTGTAGGCAGCAGAAATAGCACCAGCAGTAGCGCCTTCGTTGGCAGCGGCGGGGCCTTCAGTGACCATGTTGTTGAAGAACACTTCGTTTTCGATGGCGATCTTCAACTGCTTAGCGGCGTCTTCAGTGAACATGTTCATCAAGTTCATGTCGGACTGATAGGCCAGCACGTCGTTGACTTGCACGCCGAAGTACTTGCCCTTGTTCACTTGCATATCTTGGAAGATAGGAGTGGGGACTTCGTACGACAGGTTCTGACCAACAGTGTAGTCAGAAATGCTGATCGAAGGAGCCAGACGGATACGGATGGTATCGCCTTGGTTCTTCAGTTCGCCTTCGTAGTCAGTGTTGGCGATTTCCGACAACATGGTGTTCTGGTAGAACTTGGCCAGCAACTTGCCGGACCACAGGGTGGGGATGAACGCGCCGGAGTACGAAGGGTTCGTGTTGAACGGCGATTGGACGGGGTAAACAGCAGCCATGATGGACTCCTAAAAAATAAACAGGTTGGGGTTCAACGCTGTGTCACTGGTCACGCAACTACGCGACCTTCCATGAACGCAGCATCAATTTCAGCTTCAAGTTTCTTTGCCGCGTCGCTTTGCCCTTTGGTCCCCAAGTCTGCTGCCTTACGGAACATTTTTTCGATGTCCGCGTTGGTGTAGACCTTGCCTTTTGGCGAGGCAGTGGGGGCGCTTGTGGCACCACGATTTGGCTGAAGTTGACGCTCAAGCTCTTCGGTCTTGTCGGCTTTTTGCTCCACGGGCGCAATGGTCTGTTTGAACATCGCCACGTAGTGTGCAACACCTTCAGCATCGCCTCGGTTGAACGCTTGTTGTGCAACAGAAGATCGGGGGGCTCGCAGCAGCGGGTCCACTTCGTTGAGCCAAGCGATCCACTTGGGATCAGCATTGACTGCTTCAAAGTCCGGCACCATACGGTACAGGCGCTGCTCAAAACTTGCTTCAGACACTTGGGTGCCGGTACTGGTCAGCTGCTCGCGCAACTTCTCATTCTCGGCTCTCATGGCGTCCAGCTCGCCTCGAAACTCTGATGCCACTTCGCGGGCAACTTTGCGTTGGACTTCAATCAAGTCCTGACCAAATGCTTCAACATCAGCATCAGTCACCAACTTCTCAACAGCTTTGGGCTTAGCAGGCTCAACCGGCTTGGTCTCAGAGGCTTTGCGGAGGCTATCCACTTGGGCTTTGAGATCACGCAAGTCTGCATGCAAGCGAGGAACTTCGGCGTCGTACATACCCTTGAGGGTTTTGTACTTCTGCTCCCATTTCTCTTCCGCGACTACTGGCTCGGTCGGTGTCGGCGTTGGCTCGACAGGTTTTGGCTCAGCTTGCTGAGTCTGTTGGTCTTGGGGAGGCTCTGCTTGCGTTGGTTCAGGGTCTGCGGGTGCAGGATTCTGGCCCTCTGCGAGCTGCTTTTCCAGTGCTTCCAGTTCTCGTAACTGCGCTTCTACTTGTCTTGGCAATGCCATTCAATTCTCCTTGGGCTCCAACTCCGTTTCAGGCTCCTACTGCGGTCTGCCGTTCGCGTAATGGTTTGCTCGGATTTACAAAATTCGGATCACTTGATCCGGTCGAAGACCTCTGACGATTTTTCAACCGCTTCGAGGAAATCTGATAAGGCTTGAGCCTGACCTTGGAGTCGATACAGCCGGTGCGGTTCTTCTGCCTGCATCAAGGAGACCTTCGTCTCCTCTAGCTTGGTGCGGAACAGCGCCAGTAGCGCCTCGTTTTCTTGCAGCTTGCAGCGAATTAGCGCTTGCATGTGCTGTCGGTCAGGCTTTTGGCCTACAAAAATCTTCATGTGTGGATTCTATACCTATGTACTGGGTGTATGTCAATACGCTACTCATAAAAATTCTATGAGGGCAAAAAGCTCTGCGTCCGAAGGATTACGAACTACGCGTGGCTCGAACATTGAAAACCTTCCGACTGCTGACTGTCGTACAGCCGCTGTGCGAGTGCCACAAGATGGGTAAATCAACTTGTACTTAAGTAGCGCTGCGCTTCGGATTACCCTACCTATGGCCGCACAGTTAGGCAGCAGTGTATTATGGCCAACCCATGGCTTTGGGATGTCCAGCTTTGCTTTAAGCACACCGTGGCAGTACGGTGTCTCTGCTGGGATGCTCAGTGATCCTGTAGTGGCTGCCAGCAAACTCCACTGCGCGGAAAACTCTGCCGTGACGGACGGAGTCGTCACGCTCATGCGGCGTTTGAACGGAGTCTTACCGGGTCCGGTGCTTATAGGAGCATCAGGTTTGGGTCCTAAAACGCCGATGGCCGCAAACGCATCCACGCCAGTTTCTGTAGCTGCCAAAGACCCAGTTATGCGGTCGCTTCCGTAGGCAAAGAAAACGTCAGACCCTGTCTCCGTAGCGGCCAGTGACCCTTTGACAAGCACCGCCCCGGTAGATGCTAAGACGTCAGACCCTACCTCTGTAACTACTAGTGCCCCCGAGACGATCACGTCACCGGCAGCTGCGAAAACGTCAAATCCGGTCTCTGTAGCAGCGAAAGAGCCTACTACAAGCACTTCGCCGTTAGCCGCTAGGACATCGACTCCTTCTAAAGCAGCGAAAGAGCCTGCAATAAGCACTACTCCATCGGCTGCTAGGGCGTCGACACCAGTTTCTGTGGCGGCGAGTGTCCCTGTAACCCCCGTCGAGGGTGTAAAAGTCGATTGCGAGTACAGGCCGGTGGTTGAGACGTTCAGGCCACCGTACAGGCCGACCGAAGTGATCTTGCCGACAACAATCTCAAAGTCGGATGGCGCAGGCGCACCGGGCGTGACGTAGAACAGACCCGACGGGGTGACCTTCAGGCCCGAGTACAGGCCCGTCGAGGTGGCAGCCAGCACCGAAGACGTGAACGCCGTCGGGGCCGGGGTGTCTGCTGTCACATTCGCAAGGCCCGCTGCGGTGACGGTGGACCCGCCATACAGGCCCAGCGAAGTGATCTGGATCATGGTGTCGGCAGTGTTGCGGTCACGCTCTGCAGCCAGAACTTCTCACCACCTGTTGCCCCGCCAGTGAACTTCATGCGCAGGTAGGCGGTCTTGATGTTGTTGGTAGTCAGGTTGCTGTTGGTCAACGTGACGTTCATCTGGCTGTCTGCAAGGTTTGCCCCGTTCACTGTGACCGATCCGTTCATCGTTGGCACCCCGGTCTGGCTGTTGACCGTCCACAGCTCCATTACCATCGAGCCGTTGTATGCAGCCGACGTTGAGTAAACAGCTTGGAAATCAACCTGTTCCGTGGTGTACGCAGGGATGGCGACCGGGATGTCCTTCTGGAAAAACTTAGTCGCCGACCCCGTGAACTGGTGCCAAGTCAGCGCCTCGTCCTTTGTGCTGTCGTTGTAGAGGAAGCACGGAAAGTGATCACCCGAGATCATCAGCATGAGTGGGCGACCGTCGTAGTTGTTGGATTGGTAGACGTAAGAGCGATTAAGTCCAGATGTCACCACGCTGGTGAAGTTGTCCAAAATTAAACAGCTCGTCCGAGTCTTATAGTCTTGTCCCGCCATATCCAACTCACCAACATAAACAACTCCTTCGTTCATGTTTGTGATGCTTGTGGTCAGCAGGGTGGCAGTTGAAAAAATCACCGCAAAATTTTGAGAAGTGAGGCCAATACCAGTTAGCGAGTACATCGCGATGGGTCTGTCTGCTGTGCCGGGATAAGTGCCGATGTCCGTGATGCGACCCGAAAAAGTGTTTGTGACGCCAGTTCCCATCGTCATGTAGAAAGGGATGTTGTTGAACGCCGCCTTGTAGCCGGAGCCGTAAAAACTGAGTATGCTGTTGTTCAAGATGACGTACCGTGGTGCCGTCGTCGCAGTTGATGAACTCACCGACATCATGGGGTTGTTCGAGGAGTTCGAACCGCCGTGGTAGTTGCCGATCCTGTAAGTGACGTTGGCGCTCGTTAGGGACGCTTGACCGTTCTGATACCCGCCAATCGTGTTGGTAAACTGCAGTATGTTCGAGGAGGGGTCTGCGCTGTTAACCGTCGTGCTAGTTGTGTTCCACCCGTAGGCGGTGTGGTATGAGTAACTCACTTCCAATGTAGCACCAGCGACTGCAGCCAAGGTGTGTTGACTGCTGCTATACGAGTTTGTAACCCCGCCGAGCACGCTTGTTGTGCCGCTACCGCCTGCCCCAATGGCGAACGTACCGTTGGTTTGGTTACTTGCCTTAGAACCATGCAGTAAGAACAGCTCTGGGCAGTCAAACCGTCCAGCGGCATTCGAGAAGGTGCTGGTGTTGCGGAACCAGTTTATTGTGCT